AAGAATGGAAATTTGCGGCACTTGAATGTAATGCTTTGAAAGGTTCGTTTGATGGTGAGTTGGATTACTATTATGAAATGATGATACAACGAATTGCTGAATATGAACTCAGTAAGAAACTACCTAAAGGCTGGGATGGGGTGTACAGACCAACAAGCAAGTAGTATAGTATACGATACATTATTCAATTAAAACTGTTTAATGTATCGTATTTAATACATTTATGCTGCTTCTGCTAATTTCTCTTTATGTCTCCTTACAATTTTACCAACATATGCCAACCTCACATTAACGATCTCAGCAACAACATCTCTACTTAATCCTTGCGATATTAACTTAATGATTTGTTCAGATTTAGAACCTTCTTTTGGTCCAACTTTTATACATTTAAGTGGTGAAATTCTACCTAAATTTTTACCTTTAAGTGATGCGCTCTTTTTATCTTTGCTCTCTTGAGACATTGGTCCGCGTATAGCACCTGTTTGTGCAATACTCATATTCTGTCGTACCACATCGGTCATTTTATATGGTGTTCTTCCAGAATTCTTGGCACTATTTTTATTTTTCTGTTCTTCTGTATTTTTGATACCAGTAGTATCCCAGTTCAAGTCACCATTAGTTTTATTAAGAAATCTTGGATTTCTGGCAGCATTAACTCTTTTAAGGAATCGTTCTTCTTGTACTTTACAAGTAACCGCATCTGAAAAGAACATATGAATTTTTATGATATCAGGTTCACCAAATTCTTCCCTAGTGTGTTGAACCGTATCTGATGATGTAAAATACTTGATGAAGAGTTCTTCAGGATGACAATCTTTTGCTGTTCGTCTACCATAATACCATAGATCCATATCAGTCCAACCAATTAGATATGTGTATGGTGTTCTGTCGAATGCGGAATGGTTATAAATAACTTTGCTGGTCATATTAGTCCTTGATTAATGTAAGAATGATTAGAGTTAGTGGGACTGCAATCCGCGACTAACTCCTTATTTATATGTTTACTGTTTTGAACTTTCTATATTAGCAATCTTTTCCTTACTTCTACCATGTGTTGTTAATCCTAATATACCAGCCATAGAAATATGAAACAACCCAGACCCTTGTAAAGTTACCGCTTGATATGCACTAATATCTTGTCCAGGATTCCAATATTGTAATATATTGAACAATGTTGGACCAAAAATGAAGTCATATATACATACCGCAGCATACATAAATCCTAATAGGGGTCTCCATCCTGTTTGTGTCCAACTTTCTTTCTCTTTCTCTACAACGATAGTTTTTGTTACTGCCATTAGTTTGCACCTTGTTTAATAAAAATAGTATTAGTGGTTGTATCTGCACTCTGCATCTTCACTGTAATCCCATCCTGTATAAGTGTCACACTATAACCACGATCTTTGTTTAATAATAACGAAGCACTCTGTTTCACTGTTCTTTGGACTAGCCAATTTGATTCTTTGTCAAATATGTAAACTTGGTTGCCTGAATTATACCCAGCAGCAAATGTCGTTACCGCACCAAAACTATCCAATACGTTTGTCAAATAATCTATCGCTAATAAATCAACACTCAACTCGTTGAACTTTGCATACGGGTCAACAAATACCCTTACTGATAACGCATCCTTCTCTAAACCTTTGAAGTCTAATGCTGATGCCTTGTTATCCTCAATCAATTTCTGACTGATTTCCTTTGGTGGCTTGACTATCATCATATTATTGATAGCTGATTCAGCAATAAGCAACACCACAGGTTTAGTGGGTTTAATCTCATTAGATGTAGTCACAGTTGCTTGAAATGCTTGGTTCAATACCACTGCACCCATTGCAGTTCTAACCTCAATCTCACCAACACTACCATCTAAATTAGGCAACAATATGACCATAGACTGACCAATTTCATCTACAGTCATAGTAAATGCTGTACCACGAACTGCTATAGTTGCTGTTGGTGTATTGATTGCCACATTCTTATTGTTATCGTGGGCAATATTACCAGAAGCATATCTCACAGTACCAATAGCACATTTCAATGCTAACTTACCAACCGATTTATTCTTGGGGTCATACACAAAATCATCTATGACCAGTTTACTATTCTCGGTTACTTTTACTTGGGTATCGTCATCAAATGAGATACCAACCTCACCCTTACCAGTTTCAATAGTATCTAAACTATCAACACTGGAATCCTTCTTAGCATCTACTACAGATTTTTCATGTGTAATAGATGCACTACCTTTATGTTCTGTTACCTTGCCAATACCAGCATTAATGTTGGATGACAGACACAGAAGCGTGACTGCCAGTAAGATTGACGATGGCACTATTCGGATTGGTTGCTCCATCTTGTGCTATGCTTATCGTATTAAAGTTTCCAATATTGGAAACGGCAATATTATTACCAACAACATTATTAGAACCATTAGCACCAGTTTGTGTAGTCGTGATTGCATTGTTTGATCCTGTAACTGTGAATGAATCTACTGTATATTTGCTGTTAATTGTACTGGTCAATGTGTTATTAGAACCAGTTAATAATGCAAGGTATGAGTAATTGCTCGAATCATGAAGTAAACCAATATTCAAGTTTGATGTGTTATTAGAACCAGTCATCGTCATACTCAATAGACCAGAAGATGTACCCATATTACCCATATTGAAGTTGGTAAAGTTGCCGTTGCCAGTTTGAGTAACATCAGCAGTTGTACCACCACCAATTATATTACCTGTTATTGCATTGTTCATACCATCTTGAATCATAGTAACGAACATAGAGTTACCTTCAATGACAAATGACGGTGCTGTTAATGAAGTATGGTCACCAACAGTATTATTAGATCCTGTTTGTGTAATACTAACACCAGAGTTATCAGCATTAGTCTGGTCTATGTAAACAAAATTGCCGCCACTATCGCCTATGGATGTTTGACTCATTATCATTATACTAAACAATATTATACTTCTTACGATATTCATTTGATCGTTTCCTTAAAAGTTGTTGAAAATTTCCATAATGATTTTCGTTCACCTTTAATAATTAATTGTTCTACAGCTAAATCTAAAGCAGATTTCAATGCGTATATTCCCGCCTCTGTTTTAGTAGCTCCAATCTCATTTTCAAATGATTGTGTACCCATATCAAAAAACTTAAACACCGCAACACCTAATGTGTAACTTAAAATAGTCTTCTGTACATTAATAGTAAGCAACACCTCACCAGTCTGTGTACTAATTACCCTCAATGAAACAGTTACCATATCCTCTTGATATTGTGTATCTGGTCCAATCCCTAGATAACGAATGCCTATACCACCTGTTCTAATATTAGTGTCATAAGATACTATGGCACCCTCTATTATCATTCCAGCATATAGAATAGAACCTATACGCTTATCATCCTTTGCTTCATCCCTTGCCGACCTAATTAATTGGCGTTCTTTCAATAGGTTATCCAAACTCACTCGTTCCACAACTCTAAACCACATACCATCACCAGCATCTTCCAAGGCCTTTAATAGTATGGATTCACCCCCCTGAGTTACTGCGGATGATAACTTTGCTATTGTAGCAGAGTCCTTTCTTTGTCCAGTCTTATCAAGAAATGAATATACAGCAACAACAATCTTGCCATCTTTTGGGGGAGGTAGAATTGTCTTTTCTTTTGGTTTAACATCTAGTAATTCTGGTTCATTAGTCCAAGTTACAAATGGTGATATCCAGTTGGTACACCCAGTCATTAACAAACATAATAGTATGATTATTGGCATCAGAATGTCAAACTTCCAACAGGTATTACTACTTGTGTTACATTACCAATTGCATCAGTAACAGTCATGGAAATCTGATCAGCTGTCTTGGTATATTTTATTGTGTTACCCTCAATGGTAACAGAACCACTGGTTTGTGGATTTACTCCAAATAGATTATTGATAAGTTGTGTTGATAACTGGGCATAAACACGACTTTCAAAATTGTTTAAAAACTTTTGAAGAGTAGTATTGCCCGCTAATGCAGCAGCATCCTTTGCTACCTGTAAGTTTGCTGATTCTATTGCTTGTTTTCTAGTGGTTTCGGTATTCTCTATGGTTTGAACATGGGACGAATACCCAATACCAGAAAATGATGGTGACTTAAATGAGAATGATTGCTCTGCTTGAGTATTACTCGTTAGGAGTATCAGTAGTATTAGTATTTTCATTCTTTACATCCCGTAACATAAGAACTACATTTACTTTCTGAGTTAATCTAATAAGATCATTATCAAGCAATCTTACCCGATCTATTAGTGCTATCAAAGTTGTACTAGCTTCCGATAACATAGGTTTAACGACAGTTGTTGCCCACACCCAAATAAAATATACTACATATCCAAGTCCACAACAAGCAATAACAGGAAACCCATATTGATTAATCGCTACCGCTAATGCTGTTAAATCCATCAATCCCTCCGAGCATCAGATTGTTCTGCTCTGGCTATACGATCTACATCAGGTTTTATTTGAAGTGCATTAGATACAAGAACATCAATTCTTAAGACATCGTGATTCATGGTAGCAACTCGTCTGTCCAATGCTGATATGATACCAGTTAAACCCTTTACTGAACCTGACACACCTTCAAGTATAAACTTTAGTGTGAGATATACAAAATAAAATCCAACACATGCTGCTGCTATTGGAAATCCTACATCACTTATAAACTTTAATATATCCATTAATCCTCCAATATTATAACTATTTATAAGAACTAAGTGTTTATACGCAGATGAAATATGTTGACAAAGTGTATTTCTATGATATAATAAGGCTTATATAATTTTTAAATGAGAGAGATTATGACCGAAATATCCGAAGAGACTGTGTATACCATACCAGAATCCCAATTATTCAGATTACTTACTATTTGTTCTACTAGGAATAGATGCAAAGATAGACCTGAGAGATGTGAGTGTTTAACTGGTATTCCTAAACCAAAAAGAAAACCCCAAGTTAAGAGAACGAAGTAATGAGTTATAATGAATATGTGGTAGAGTATGTTCCTGATAGTATCGTTAAAGATGTTGAGACAAACTTTAAGTTTATTGACGCCAGTTCACCAGTGGATGCGGCAAACAAAGTAGAACTATTGACGCGGTGTGTGAAGATAGTTGATGTTAAATTATGTGACGACAAATATTGGAGTTTAAGATGAATAGTAAGTATACAGATTTGAATGATATTTTTGTAATGGTTACGACATTGGTGGTGTTGTTATCAGTACCTGTTGCGGCATGGGGTACACATGTGATTACTTGTATTCAGAGAGAAGAATGGATGTTTTTGATAACTGGTGCTATTGCGTTTCCTGTGGCCATTGTGCATGGTTTTGGTATTTGGATTGGAGTTTGGTAATGAAGAGATATAATCAAGTTGGTGGTCCCGTTGATATGGAAGAGTGTGCTTGTGGCTACTGGGTCACATATGAAGACTACAATCTTAGTCAATTGACCCATAACAAAGAAATGGAAAAGGCACATAGGGCATATCATGAAAAGGCATCAAACATCGTATATGACCACGGTAATGATACTCAAGATAAACTGGATAAATTGAGATTAACTGTTATTATATTATCCATAGTTGTGTTTTGTGGTGTATTTGCTGAATTATTTACTTGGATTTAATAGGATATATAGATGACAATTCAAAAATCAATGGACTAAAATGAAACCGAGAATTACCAAGAAGACAAAGATACTAATCGCATGGATAGATATTGCTGGTAAAGTGCAATATATGAGTAATATGTCTCAGCAACAAAAAATATTAGTTAAAACTACATTAGGCAATACAAATGAAAAGATACAAACAAAGATTTAACGGCATGGGTACGATGTTTGAATCCGATGATGGTGAATGGGTTAAGAATGAAGATGCTGAAACCACACTACATTGGAATGAAGATGCTTTATTTGAGGTCATCCGAGAACGCAATACTGATATAGAAGGATTGGTAAAGCGTGGATTGGAGTTTGGTGCTGACTTTGAAGAACTCCAATCAAGAAATGCAAAGCTGTTTACATTATCGGTAATTTCAGCTGTGTTTAATTTGGTGACAATTGTTGTTGTGGTATTAACTATGTTAGGAAAAATCTAATTGGACACTGAGCAGAAAATACCTATGCAGTGTTACTATGATCTATTGCAGGATATACTGGATAATGGTAATGATTCCGATGATAGAACTGGTACTGGTACACTATCATTATTTGGTAAACATTTAGAATTTGATTTGAAAAAAGGATTTCCATTGCTTCCTGGTAAGTTCACACCATTCAAATTGGTTGCTGCTGAATTATTGTGGTTCTTATCTGGTTCAACCAACAATGAAGAATTACGAAAATTGAATGGTAATGATAAACCAACCATTTGGGAGGAATGGGCAGATGAAGATGGTGACCTTTCAAATATTTATGGCGCGCAGTGGAGAAAATGGTGGTGTGATGGTGAAAATGCGGTTGACCAGATAGACAATCTCATTGAAGGACTAAGAGAAAGACCATTCAGTCGTAGACATATTGTATCTGCTTGGAATGTTGCTGATTTACCTGATGAAGAAGTGTCGCCACAACAGAATGTATTGAATAGTAAGATGGCATTAGCACCGTGCCATGCATTCTTTCAATTTGGTGTTAGGAAACTTACATTTGAAGAAAGAACTATTCATTGTTCTTCTATATGTCCTACCATATTCTATAAAGAAGAATATGAAAAAATTATGGATGATCTGAGTGTTCCAAAATATGGTTTGAGTTGTCATCTGTATCAACGATCAGCTGATACTTTTCTTGGGGTTCCATTCAATATTGCTTCTTATGCATTATTGACTGAGATGATCGCTAATGTTGTGGATATGGTTCCAGATAAACTACATATCTCTTTTGGAGATGCTCATCTATACAAAAACCATATTGAACAAGCGGAAGAACTATTGATCAGAAACTTAGGGTTGTTTAGTTTACCTAAACTTGATATTGATAAGAAATACGAATCAATAGATGACTTTACTATGAAATCGTTTGAAATGTGTATGTATCAATTTCACCCTAAGATTACAGCTCCAATATCAGTTTAAGCCCAAGGTAAAGTACGAGCAACAGGTTGAGGTGATTCCAAAATAACTAGATTGTTATCAATACCAGCATAGTATGAGTTTACGGCATTAATACCCAATGCCTCTTGTACTGCTGTTATTACCTCCGCTTCTGTTAAAACATTCCAATGAATACCAGGAAGCTCACCTTCAACCAATGTTATATTCAATGGTGTCATACCATTTATAGTAGAAATGGAGATTCCATTATTTCCAGTTAGATTCCAAGATGCTGATTTTATTATGTCCAAATCATTATCGTTATCTGGATCCATACCATTGATTGATGTGATTGTCCATGTATATGTTGTTGCCATTTTACTACTCCTTGTATTGTTTATTCCATGTGATCAACTTGTCACGCACCTATTTAGTAATTTAAGGAAAACATTATGCTAACATTAATTGCAGCTGTATCCGAGAACGGAATCATTGGCGATAGTACCTTAGATACCATGCCTTGGCACTGTAAAAACGAACTAAAAGTGTTCAGAGCCACTACTATGGGGGGCACTCTAATCATGGGTAGAAAGACGGCAGAACAAGTCGGTAAACTTCCTGGTCGTGATGCTATTGTGTTGAGTAATCGGGAGGAATATCAACTTTCAGGATTTACCACCATGACGATTGATCAGTTCTTGTCCACCAATCTAACCAGACCAGAACACAATTTCTACATTTGTGGGGGTGGCGAAATCTACAAGGAGCTAGTATCCGAATGTGATACTATGGTCATATCATTCATGAAGTTTGAATGTGCCGGTGATGTTGCATTTCCTGATATAGATTGGGATGTCTGGACCATTTCAAACTACACAAAACATGACCAATTTGATACATACTACTATTATCGCAAATGACTATATACTTTCATTTAAGGATTATTATGATAAGTTATATTGTAGGCAAAGCATGCGAAGAATACCAAGATTTATTGGACAAGTTAAACAGAACCTCCGTTGTTATTCCCAGTCTAAATGATGACTCCTTTACTAATTGGAAAGCTAATCACCCAATCTACACACCCCGCAAAGTTTTCACCAATGGTATTTTAGAATTGCATCACGAATAAAATATGTTGACATTACCAGGGATGGTGATATAATGGACACATATCAACCAAATGAGCAAACAAATGATACTATCAATACTAAACGAGTTAGAGTCCAACGCATCAAGAAACTTCAAAATTGATCTGTTGAACAAACACAAAGACAACGAACTACTAAAGGAAGTTTGTCGTTTAGCTAATGATCCGTTTACGCAATTTTATCAACGGAAGATTCCAGAATATCATTTAGTGTATGACCACCCATATGATTTGAAATGGGGACTTGGTCAACTTGCTGATCTATCCACCAGAAAAGTTACCGGTAATGCCGCTATAGAACATCTGGCAAACATTCTATCTAGTGTCTCTGAAAATAATGCTGTTGTTATTGAACGCATTATCAAGAAAGACCTACGATGTGGGTTCTCTACATCTACATCTAATAAAGTATGGCCAAACCTAATATCTGATTATCCATGTATGTTATGTTCACCATTTGACCAGAAGTTGGTTGATAAGATTAGTTTCCCAGCTTTCGTTCAGAAGAAAGAAGATGGTATGAGGTTCAATGCGATCGTTAAAGATGGTGGTGTTGAGTTCCGTAGTCGCAATGGTAAAGAGATCACAGGTTTGGAGTCTCTTGGTTTACTGTTCATAGATTTAGCTTATGGTGACAACATTGTATTTGACGGTGAACTATTGGTTGCTGATGCTGATGGTGTATGTGATCGTCAAACCGGTAATGGTATTTTGAACCGAGCCGTTAAAGGTACAATAACTGAAGAACAATCGGACAGAGTGATTGCTACCGTATGGGATCAAATTCCATACAAAGATTTCATTGCCGGTAAATGCAATAATAGATATGAGTATAGATATAATCGTTTAGTCTATCTTACCGGTAGATTTCCAACCACGAGAATTCAATTGATTGAAACCTTTGAAGTCTTTAGTATTGAACATGCACAAAAGATATTCCAAAACTATCTTGATGATGGTAAAGAGGGTATCATACTTAAAGATCCAAATTCTTTATGGGAAAATAAGCGTTCAAAAGGACAAATCAAGTTCAAAGCTGAACTAGATGTGGATCTTTTAGTGAAATCAGTTATATCTGGTACAGGTAAGTATGCTGATGCTATTGGTTCATTGTATTGTGAGTCTGCGGATGGTGTTGTAAAGGTGTATGTTGGTTCAGGTTTCTCTGATGAACAACGTAATGCTTGTCCTTCAGATTATTATGACAAAATCATAGCTGTGAAGTATAATGCTAGAATTAAGAATGTACAAGGTGAAGAATCCCTTTTCCTACCAATCTATCTAGAAACAAGATTAGATAAAACTGAAGCAGACCACTCAAAGGATATAAAATAAAATGCAAAAGTTCAAAGAGTTTATGGAGGAAGGTGTTATGGATAATTATGGTGGTAAGAAACTAATAACCACCAATCATTACCATAGTCAATTAGATAGACGGGATAATGATCCACAAGCACTAAAACATATATTCAGAAAAACTGTAGACCATTTGAAAACCAATGACTATGGTGACCATAAAAAGTTTTTGGTATATTCCAAGAAACATAACCAAGCTGTTGCATTTAGTCATCAAGAAAACACATCAGATAAGAAAGATACACGAAAACATTTGGTGGCAACCACCATATTTCCCAAAGGTGATAAACATGCTAATCCCGCAACCAAACTAATAAATGTAGAAGGTTATTCACCTGAGTTCCTTAAATACATTGACCTGTTTATACCAGAAGATGTTAGAATAGAATATCCATTATCAGAAGTATTAGTTGAAGATGTTGAGTTTTATTTTCTCCATGGTGAATTACATAATATTCCATTTACAGAATTTATTGAGGTAGAATAATGTCACACATATCACAACTTATCATTGATGTACAATCGTTATATGAATCTGGTATTCCTAATGTAACAATTGCAGAACATCTAAAAATATCAGAAGAAATGGTTGAAAACATCATAAACACATATTGTAACGAAATTGATTGACAATACTCCAAATCGTGATATAATAACTTATAAATTTGAAATCAACGAGAATATATATTATGACAATTACCGCAAAAAATAAAGAGTTCATTGTAGCCGCACAAACATTGTATGGTGTAAATGCAACAGTAACAAGAAAAGAAATCGACCATATTGTTGAAACCATGGCTGTTTCATATCCTTGGTGGATGGTATCAAAGACCGAATATCGTATTGGTCATGGTCAATACCAAGTTCCTAGATTAGATGGTGATTATGTTCCAGTTCAACCACCAGTTATTGATGCAGTTCAACAACAAACATCTATGGATATGTCAGCACAAGTAGTTCATTTTCGTCAACCTAAACTAGTTGATGAATCAGCTCCGTCTGTACCATCGGCATATCAAGATTATGTACCATTTGGTTTTCATAAAGATTTAGTTACAGTAATCAAATCAAAAGAGTTCTATCCAGTATTCATTACGGGTTTGAGCGGCAATGGCAAGACGCTTATGGCTGAACAAGTTTGTGCCCAATTAAAGCGTGAATGTATCCGTGTTAATATCAGTATTGAAACTGATGAATCCGATCTGCTTGGGGGTAACACCTTGATTGATGGGAACGTGGTATTCCGTGACGGTCCTGTTCTTACCGCAATGAAACGGGGGTCAGTATTACTTATTGATGAAGTCGACCGTGGTAACGGTTCCAAGTTGATGTGTCTACAAGGAATCCTAGAGGGTAACGGTCACTATAACAAGAAGACTGGTGAGATGGTTTATCCAAAACCTGGTTTCACTATCATCGCAACAGCTAACACAAAAGGTAAAGGTTCAGAAGATGGCAATTATCTATCACAAATATTGGATTCCGCTTTTTTGGAACGCTTTGTTATTACAGTTGAACAAGAGTTTCCTGATGCAAAGACCGAAAAGAAGATTTTAACACCATTGATTAAAGATGTTGAGTTTGTTGATGAATTGGTAAAATGGGCAGATGTAATCCGTAAGACGTATATGGAAGGCGCAATTGATGAAATCATAAGTACCAGACGATTAGTTCATATTGCCAAGACCTATAACATTTTTGGTAACAAACCAAAAGCTATTCAGTTATGTATTGCTCGTTTTGATGATGAAACGAAATCTGGGTTTTTGGATCTTTATAACAAGATGACGGATGCACCTGAAGAAACTATTGTAGAGGTAGATTAATATGGCCGCATGGGCTGGTGGTAAAGGTAGTAATGCTAGGGCGGTGGATACAGATAAATTCAACGCTAATTGGGACTTAATTTGGGGTAAAAAAGAGAACATTATGAATAAAGATGAAATTGTTGATATACTACATAATAACGTTGCGAATATTACATTCACAAAAGTCAATGGCGATGTTCGTGTATTAAAAGGTACACTATTGGACCAGTTTCTTCCACAAAAAGAAGTTGTTGCTGATGGTGTTGAAGTTGAAACCATTGTCGAAACTCAAACAAGAAAAGCGACCAACGAGAATGTTGTTGTGGTATTTGATATTGAAAGTGATGGTTATAGATCGTTTAGAGTTGATTCAGTTACAGCAGTAGAAATTATCGAGAACTAGAATGGCAGTTGATAAACTTAAAGGTCGTGCCTTGGATGCCCTCCAAGGTGGACCTGAACCA